CAATATCAATGAAGGCACGGCTACTCTGAAGATTGTAGATGTGGCAAACGGCAACTACACCGTCAGCGGCAGCAAGACCTTCCAGATCGTGGTTCATGCTCATGTGTGGAACTACAGCGCAAGCGGCGATACCATCACCGCAACCTGCGAGGGTACTATCGGCGAATGCCCAGTAAAAACTGTAACCATCAAGCTGAATGCTCCCGGAAATCTGACCTACGACGGCAACGCAAAGATCGTCACCGTCACCCAGTCTCCCGCAGATGTGTTCGCCGATATTCCTGCTGTGACCTATGGCGCAAGCGGCAATGTCAATGCAGGCAAGCACACCGCAAGCCTGACCTATGGTGAAAAGACTGCGACATTGGAGTTTACCATTGCTGCTGCTACTCCCACTGTTGCATGGAACAACACCACTGCAAGTGTGGAATACACCGGCTCTGCGGCCTCCATCACCGCTCCCACCGTGACGCTGGCGAACGGCGAGACTTTCAATGGTACCATCAGCTACTCCTATACCGGTACTTCCAGCGGTAGCGGTCTGCCCACCAATGCGGGTACTTATGAGATTACCGCAAGCATTGCCGCACAGGGCAACTATACCGCAGCGACCAGTATGAATAAGCTGACGCTGACGATCACAGCAAAGAACATTGCAGCTGCCGATATTGCAGTTAATGGCGTGAATGCAAGCTATACTTACACTGGCAATCCTATTCAGCCTACCGTTACTTCTGTTACCGCAGATGGTAAGACCCTGGATTCCAACGAGTACGAAGTGACATACGGCACGAACACTACCGTTGCCCAGGGCGGTTCTGTGATTGTTAAGCTGAAAGGCAATTATAGTGGCGAAAAGACCGTAACCTTTACCATTCTGGCAAGCGATCAGGCAGATTTCAGCATTTCTGGTGCGACAACCGCAGTTTACGGTGGCAATTCCATTGAATTGACAGCTACAGGCGGTTCCGGTACCGGTGCGATCACATGGGAGATCACTTCCGGCGATCAGTTTGCAAGCATTGACCAGAATGGCGTTGTAACCATCAAGGGTGCAGGCACTGTAACCGTGAAAGCAACCAAGGCTGCAGACGGCAACTACAAGGAAAAGGTCGATACACATCAAATTACAATTTCCAAGGCAACCGTTTCTGCAAGTAAGTTCTCCTATTCTGCTCCATCCGATCTGGTTTACAGCAAGACCGCCAAGGCGGCGACTGTAACCGGTGATGCTGCATACGGTGCAATTACCATCAAGTATTACTCCGACAGCAGTCTGACTACTGTGGTTCAGCCTATCAACGTCGGCATATACTACGTTGGTATTACCACCGCTGGCGGAAGCAACTACGAAGCTGTGACTGCTCCGATGTATGTCGGCAGCTTCACGATCACCGCAAGAACTGTGACCGTAACCGCTGAGGCCAACACCATGCAGTACGGTGATGATATTCCCGAACTGACCTATACCCATAATCTGATCGCGGGTGACAAATTCACCGGTTCTCTGGAAACCGAAGCAACCAAGACCTCCGATGTGGGTGAATATGACATTACCATCGGTGATCTTGCAAACAGCAACTACACCATTTCCTTCACCGGCGCAAAACTGACCATTACTAAGGCAAACGGCCCTGTAGCTCCCACCGTTACCGGTAGCTACGTGGATAACGGCATGACCTACACTTATACCGTCGATCCCATCAACGGCGCTGAGTACAGCAAGGACGGTACCACATGGCAGGACAGCAACGTATTTGAAAATCTTGTTGCAGGTCAGAAGTACACCTTCTACGCCCGTATCAAGGAAACAAAGAACGTAATGGCCGGTGCCATTGGCACAAGTGCGGAAGTCGATCTGAGCAAGCTGCCCGGTAAGGGTACTGTTACCATTGCCGATTGGACTTTCGGCGAAGATGCCAAGGCTCCTGTTACAAACAGCACCACTGGTAATACCGTAGACAGCTATCTCTACGAATCTACCGATGGTAAGGGCTACAGCAGCGCAAATGCTCCCACAAACGCAGGCGAGTATAAGTTGACTGTCACCTTTAAGGGAACAGTAACCCATAACGGTACAACCGCATACGATACCTTCACCATTGCAAAGGCAACGCCCGTTGTAGACGTTCCCACCGGTTTGAAGGCTACCTATGGCGACACGTTGGCAGACGTACAGCTTCCCACGGGCTGGGCATGGAAGGATGCGGGCACTACCGAGGTCGGCAATGCAGGTGAAAACTCCTTCACCGTGATCTACACCAAGGATGACAGCGGAAACTACAACACCGTTGAAAAGACTGTGACGATCGCTGTAGCTCCCAAGGTGGTTACGGCAGCCGTTACCGTTGCTGGTGAAAACTTCATCTTCAACGGAAGCGAGCAGAAGCCCGGTGTGACTGTTAAAGACGGCGAGAACACCATTCCCGAAAGCGAATACACTGTTACTTACGCCAATAACACCAATGCAGGTACTGCCACCGCTACCATCACCGATAAGGACGGCGGCAACTACACCGTAACCGGCGAAACCACCTTTGCAATCGCTAAGAAGGCATCCTCCGCACTCTCCGGCGTGGAACGTGAGTTCATGCGTACCATTGCCACTACCGGCAATGAGATCGACGTGGAAGCAATGCTGCCCGACGATCACGGTACTGTGACCTACACGATCACCAGTAATGGTTATACCGTTCTGGAGAATGTAGCCGTTGATGCAAACGGTAAGCTGGTATTCGATACCAAGACCTCCGCTGCTGCGGCTTCTGACACGATCACCGTCAAGGTGGAAATGCAGAACTACACCGATGTCACCCTGACCGTCAGCGTTATCCTCAACGATAAGGCTCCGCAGGAGATCACCGGTGTAACTGCCCAAACAGATCTGATCTACAACGGCGAAGCTCAGAAGGGCTACACCGGTACTCCCGCAAGCGAAAAGTACACCGGAACTTATGAGATCACCTACACCGGACGGGACAACAGCTACAACAGCTCCCTTGCTCCCACCAATGCCGGTGACTACACTGTGACCTTCAAGATTCCCGACAGCGATCTGTACTACTCCGGCAATGTCAGCATCAACTTCACCATCGGCAAGGCTCAGGCAACCGTTACTGCGGACGATAAGGAAGCATATATCGGAAGCCGTATGCCCGAACTGACCTACAAGGTTAGCGGACTGATCGGCAACGATACGATCAGCGTTGAGCTGAGCTGTGATGCCAACATGAACCGTGCCGGTGAAACTCCCATTGTCGTGACCGCAACCGATCCTAACGGCAATTATGAGATCACCGCCATAAACGGTACACTGACTGTGGAATACTTCCCCTACATTCCCCCGATCATCACGCCTACCTATCCCCCTGTTGTGGACGGCGGAGACAACGGTGATGTGGACGTATCTCCCAAGAATCCCGAAAAGGGCGATACGGTTGTTATCACGCCCGATCCTGATGCAGGCTACGAAGTGGACGAAATCATTGTCACCGACAAGAACGGCAATCCCATAACTGTTTTTGACAACGGTGACGGAACATACAGCTTCAAACAGCCCAGCGGCAAGGTCAACATCGAAGTGACCTTCAAGGAAATTATCAAGGTATGCCCCGGCGACAAGACCTGCCCGATGTACGGCTACACCGATCTTGATATGACCGCATGGTATCACGATGGTGTACACTTCTGCATCGAAAACAAACTGATGAACGGCACGAGCACCACCACATTTGCTCCCGGTGCGACCACCAGCCGCGCTATGATCGTCACGATCCTGTGGCGTCTGGCGGGTGAACCCGTTGTGAACTACGCAATGTCCTTTGAGGATGTGGCTGCTGACACATGGTACACCGAAGCGATCCGTTGGGCAGCTTCCGAAGGTATTGTCAACGGTTACAGCGATACCGCATTTGGCCCGAATGATAACATCACCCGTGAGCAGCTTGCCACTATCCTGTACCGCTACGAGCAGAAGAACGGCGGCGGTTTCAAGGGAATGTGGATGTTCCGCATGGACTACGTTGACCTTGCAGATGTGTCCGATTGGGCATACGAGGCAATGTGCTGGATGAACATGAACAGCATTGTAAACGGCAAGCCCGGTAAGGTTCTTGATCCCAAGGGTAATGCTACCCGTGCCGAAGCTGCTACTATGCTGTATCGGTACTGTGACGTTATCGGCAAGGACGATGAAAACTAAACAGAATAAACCCTAACCTACAAAAGGCGCGGGCGGACGTTGATCGCCCGTCTGCGCCTTTTGCACTGGTATCATGACGAGGGACGAGCCATGAAGCAATACTACCCCTTTTGACCATCCCCCGCCCAGGGGGATAACTCACGATTTATCACCCCCATATTGTTCAAAAAAGGCGCGAGCATCCAAAAGGATGTTCGCGCCCCTTTCGTTTTCGACGGTATTCACCAGCGTTCGCTGCAACAATTCATCGAGCGTTGCTGAACGCCGTCGAGCGTTACGGCGAGATATGAGCGCTTACGCCCGTATTGTCGCTGTTTTTTGCATTTTCAGCAATTTCACCAATTTCACCAAGCATTTCCATGCAATTCGACCGCACTGCCGCTCACCGCCAGCTCATTTCGATTGGACAAGCCACCCAACGAAATGAACTGGAGGAATATATGTATAACAAGAAAAGCGACTATGCAATCAACAAAAGAAATCCCGATGCCATCGTTTATACCGATGCAGATAAAAATGAGATAAAGCTGACCCGTAATGACTTTGAAAGCGAGGAAGAATTTCTCCGCTGGAAGGCATGGTCGGATGCCGAGTATAAGCAAGCCGAGAAAAACGGACGTGGCTACTACGATCACACCGTTGCCCTTATCGACGATGCTGATACATACGGCGAGACCCTTGATGATGAACTGTTCGCCCTTGCGGACAAGCTGGAGCATGATGAGAAGTGTGCTGCTATGGTCGCGCAGATCCGCGAAGTGCTGACCGAGACACAGTTCCGCCGTCTGTGGCTTTACTGTGTGTGCAGAAAATCCGAACAGGAGATTGCAGACATGGAAGGTGTCACACAGCAAAGTATTTCCATATCCATCCGCGACACGAAAAAGAAAATTTCAAAAATTTTCGGCTTCGACAAAAAAACACCTTGTAAAAAGCCCTGATTTTCTGTGCTTAGTGAAGGACGCAATTCCACGATCCTCTCACTGATCATTCACAACTGAATATACGGTAATTCAAGCACAAAACCCGTGATACAGCGACCTGAGCGCGCCGCCACGACGGGAGCCTGCGAATGGCTCTCAGAGCGATCTACGTTAGCTCTAAATCCGATTTGGTAAACCGGACGCCATGACACCACGGGGGATAATGAAACTTGCTCACGCTCTCCCACGGACTTGAGGGGAAGCCCTGCGGCATACGCCAGCCCATTCGCAAAGGCAGCGGTGCTGTGGAGTTATGACAGCCTTACCAAAGGCGGCTTGAATTATCCCCACTCGTCAGGGTGCGTGGCAAATATGACGGGAACAACGAAGTAAAACAAAGTCAAAACAGCCGTGCCGAACTCTGCCTATATGTATGTGGCTCCAATCCTTTCGGCGCGGCTGTTTTCAAAATCAGATACCATGCGCTGACGGAACCCTCTGTCAGCGTATTCATGTGATTTTGAACACTTTTATGACAAGGAAGGAGACTATCATGGATCAGTTGAAATACCCCGAAAACAACAGCCACGATGTTCTTGTAGACATTCGTGACGTGTCTGTTGACAAGGAACTGCCGAAAGAAGAACGTATTGTCGCCTTTGTACGCCAGATCAAAAATCCTTACCGTTTCCGCTGTGGCAACTTTGTCATTAACGCCAGTTTTGCCGGAAACGGTACCACATTGGAAGAATGTCTGAAAGGAATTTTACGATGAGCGACAAACTCGACTGCTCCTGTGACAAGTGGTATAATAAAGACGGAAAAGGATAAACACTGACAACCGCATAACCACTCTTTTTGTTACGGGAGCATCCGGCTACGAAAGGAGTGCTTTTTCATGCCTAAATTCAAAGCAACAGCTTACATTCGCCTGTCCTACACGGATGACCGTTCCAGCGAAAGTGACAGCGTATCCAACCAGCGCAAGCTCATCGAAAACTTTGTGGAACGAAACCCTGACATTGAAATTGTTTCAGAAAAGATTGACGACGGGTACAGTGGTATAATTTTTGATCGCCCAGCGTTTAAGGAAATGATGCAGGATGTAACCGATGGGAACATCAACTGTGTGATCGTCAAAGACCTATCGCGCCTTGGACGTGAGTATATCGAAACCGGACGGTATCTGCGACGCATCTTTCCTGCCTACGGAGTACGGTTTATCGCTATCACCGACAACATCGACACGGCTCACGAAAACAGCGGCGACGATCTGACCGTCTCGGTTAAGAACATTATGAATGAAGCCTACTGCCGCGATATTTCCATCAAGACCCGTTCTTCCTTGGATATAAAAAGACGTAACGGTGATTTTGTCGGAGCGTTCACGGTGTACGGATATATGAAATCCGAAGAAAACAAAAATAAGCTCGTTCCCGATCCATATGCTTCCCGTGTAGTGAAAGATATTTTTCGTATGAGACTGGACGGTTCCAGCGCATTAAGGATTGCAAATGAGCTGAATAGGCTCGGCATCCTCTCCCCGCTGGCATACAAGAAAAATTGCGGTCTTCCATATGCGAAGAATGGCTACGCAGATAAAGAGGACTGCAAATGGTCGGCTACTACAATCATCCGCATTTTGCAGGATGAAACCTATACCGGTGTGTTGGTACAGGGCAAGCAAGGAACACAGCATTACAAAATCAAACAGATAGAACAACGTCCGGAATCCGAATGGATACGGATACCTGACGCCCATGAAGCACTTATCAGTAAACAGGACTTTGATCTTGTACAGCGTATCCGCCGCCTGGACACCCGTACTTCCCCGAAAGAGGATACCGTGTATCTATTCTCCGGCATTTTGATCTGCGGCTGCTGCGGCTCTCGCATGACCAGAAAAACCAACCGTGCAAACGGCAAGGAATACCACTATTATTATTGTCCCACCGGAAAGAAAAAAGGCTGTGACAGTCCCACGATGATCAAAGAAAGCGAACTGATTGAATGTGTCCGACTGAGCCTGAAATCCTACATAGACAATGTAGCCTGTCTGGAAACCATGCTCAAAAGTATCGACCAAAGCACCATCAATCAGGCACTTATCCGGGAATATGCTGATCACATCAAATCAAACGAACAGCGTTTGGAGCAGGCAATGGAGTTCAAAAGCCGCCTGTATGAAAATCTTGTAAGCGGGATGCTGACCAAAGAGGAATATGCTGACTATAAGGCAAAGTACACCAAACAGGCTGAAAACATCCGTGAAAGTATCCGTGCGCTGCAAGAAAAACTGGAGGATATTCGGGAAAACAAAAGCGAGAGAAACCGCTGGATCAGCCATTTCACGCAGTTTTCCTCGCTTGAAACCTTAGACCGCAAGGCGGTTGTACACATGATTCAAAGCATCCATATTCTCAGCAAGACGGAGCTGAAAATTACATTCGCCTACGAAGATGAGTATGCCAAGGCATTGAAACTCGTCGCACAGGCTGAACAAATCGAATACAGAAAGGTGGGATAAGCATTGGCACGAAAGAGCAGAAAAGAAGCCACTCAGACAGTATTGCCGCAAGCAGATACATCTTGCCATGCTGCTATTTATGTCCGTCTTTCTGTGGAAGATAAGCATACCCGCACCGCGTCGATTGAAACACAGCAGTTGATTATCAGTGCATATCTGGAACGCAACCCGGAGATCAGCGTTTATGATACCTATATCGACAACGGCGTGAGTGGCAGAACCTTTCACCGCCCAGCCTTTCAGCAGATGCTTTCCGATATTGAAGCCGGTCAGATAAACTGCGTGATTGTGAAAGACCTTTCCCGGCTCGGCAGAAATTCCATCGACACCGGCTATTATATCGAACAATATTTCCGACTCCGCAATATCCGCTTTATCTCGGTCACAGAAAATTATGACAGCAATGATCCAGATATTCATTCCGGCATCTTGCTTCCTTTGCGGAATATGATAAATGAAGCTTATGCACTTGATATCAGCCGCAAAATTAAGGCACAGCAACGACAGGCAATGAAAGACGGAAAATATGTAGGCGGTCGTACTCCTTATGGCTATGTGAAAGCACCGGATGACTGCCATCAGTTAATTATTGACCCTGATGCTGCTGTGGTAGTACAAAAAATATTTCAATGGGCATCAGAGGGAGCAGGACTGAACACAATTGTTCTTCGGTTGAATGCGTGTGGCTATGTCACACCCAGCCATCATAAACAGTCACAGGGCATCATTGTGAATGATTACCTGATTGGTACAGGTAAATGGCAAACACGCACAGTTGCAAAAATCCTCCGTTCTCCTGTCTATACCGGGGATCTGGTGCAGGGCGTCTCAAAAATGATTGACCACCAACAGGTAAAAGCTGATAAAGACGAGTGGACGATAGTACGGGATACCCATGAAGCCATCATTGACCACGATTTGTATGACCGCGTACAGAAGGTACTGGACACCACTGCCGATAAATACAAAGGCAAGGAGATCAACGCCTACACTCCAAACATTCTGAAGGGAAAGATTTTCTGCGCTGAATGCGGCGGTAATCTTCACCGTCAGCGGAATATCCGTAAAAAATCTGCGGACATATACCGATACCACTGTATTACCCGCAGCCGTGTTGGAGAACACGCCTGTACCCACATTCAATCCATTCGTGAGGATGAACTCCTGGACATTCTTTCCAATATGCTTCAGCGAGAACTGGATACTACCCTGGGTACGTATTCACTCTCATTAACAGAAGATACCGGGTACTGTGCTGAACGCACAGAGATACAGGGAAAGATCACGAGCCGCAGACAGGAAATGGAGCGATTGCGTGGTTTGGTACGAAGCCTGTATGAGAATTATATCCGAAATGTGCTTACGTCAGATGAGTATTTCGCATACAAGCAGAAATATGAAGCTGGGATAGAACGGTTATCCGAAGAAATCGTACAGCTTGAGAGCGGATTGAGCACTATAGAAAAGCAGATCGCACAGTACAAAGAGTTAAAGCAGGACGCAGCAAACATCCGTGGCAACCCTGAACTGACTGCTGCTCTGATCGAACGTCTTATCGACCGTGTGGAGGTGACCGGAGATAATCAGATCACCGTCCGTTATCGCTTTCGGAGCGAATTCCAAAATTGTGAGGAGGTGTTGAACCTGTGCAGAAATATATAATTGCGCTGTATATCCGCCTGTCTATTGAGGACTACAAATACGAAAGCATGAGTATTGAAAATCAACGGTTGGAACTGAACGCCTATGTCAGAACCATGCCGGAAGCCGATTATGCCGAAATAATTGAGTTTGTGGACAACGGATTTACCGGTACGAATTTCGAACGTCCGCAGGTACAGAAACTCCTTGAAATGGTGCGCGAGAACAAAATCGACTGCATCATCGTGAAAGACTTTTCACGCTTTGGGCGTAACAGCATTGAAACTCCGTATTTTCTTGAACGTGTATTTCCTCTGTTTCATACACGGTTTATTTCTCTCGGAAATGACTATGACAGCGCCAAACTCAAAGGCGATACCGGCGGTATGGATGTTGCCTTTCAGTATCTTATCAGTGAATACTACAGCCGCGATATGTCCATGAAAACCAAAAGTGCTAAGTATGCTAAAATGCAGCGCGGCGAGTATCAGAGCAAAATCTGTCCTTATGGCTACCGGAAAAGTGCGGACGGCAGAATGGAACCCGATCCCGAAGCCGCAGAAGTAGTACAGTTGATTTTTCAGCTTGCTGCAGACGGCACAAATGCCACTGCTATTACAAAAGAACTATATAACCGTGGAATACCAACTCCCGGTGAATACAAGGCCGCAAGAGGAAACCATACGCATGATGTATCACGAAGTCGCGGTATATGGAGCAATTCCACCGTCCTGCGTATTCTGGAGGATGAACGGTATGCCGGGACATATGTTATCGGCAAACGCGCTGTTATCGAAGTCGGCGGTACAAGAAGCCGCAAAAGAGACCGAGACAAATGGTTCATCATACCCGATCACCATCCTGCCATTGTTGAGAAAGATCTTTTTGACAAGGTTCAGATAACCCAGCAGCGGTTTTCCATACCTAATAAAAAGCAGCGGGATTATCCGCTCAGAAGCAAAGTATTCTGTGGCTGCTGTCACCATGCGCTTTCCAGAATCGCGCAAAAGACACCGTATTTCATGTGCCGTCACTCACAGGCAGACCCTTCAAGCCGTTGTTATTCTCTACGGGTAAATGCCACTGAATTGGAACAGGCAGTATTCCAAACGCTGAAAAAGCAACTGGAATTGATTCTTTCATGCAGTACAGACGACAAGGCACAAACCGGTTATTATGTTGCCGAACGCTCAGAATATGAACGACAGATAGAAGCCCTGGAGAATGACAAACAAAACCTGTTTGAACGCTTTGTCATGGGTGAGATAGATATGGATACTTATAAAGCGGAAAAGGCTGCGTATGACGAGATAATTACACGCACCAACAATGCCTTTGCCGCCATAGCAACCCAGGCGAAACAGAAGCAGGAGGAACAGGAACGTCAAAACAGCCGAGGCGAGATTTGGTCTGCAATTACTGAATCTACCGGACTGACACCGGAACTGACCGATCTGCTGATTGAAAAAGTGATGGTGTATCCTGATAATCGCCTCGACATTATCTACAAGGTGAAAGACCTTTTTGAATGACTAAATGAGAAAATCGACCTCGCAAATGCCGTATTCCAGACATCTGTAAGGTCGATTTTCCAATAAAATTTTTTGTCAGGTTCTTGACATACGGGTGGCGCAAGTCATGAAAGCGAACATGCTTACAGCTGGCTCGGTTAAGTATCAATCTCATGGTACTGCCTACGGAGCAAGGATTGCGGTACTCGTCCCCGCCCTTCGCCGGTGACGGAAACATCAGCTTGGAGTCTACCGTCTTCCTGTACTCCTTCAGCACCTCCACCAGCGACTGGGGCAGCACAATGGTGCGCATGGATTCCTTTGTCTTCGGTTTTGAGCAGACAGTCTGTCCATTCAGAAATGTCACTTGTTTATCGATGCGAAGCTCACCGGTCTTGAAGTTCAGGTCACGCCACTCCAGCGCCAGCAGTTCTCCTCGGCGCATCCCACTGCACAACTCCAGCAGGAACATTTCGTAGTAGCCGTCCTCTTTCGCCTGAATGAGGAATCGCTG